CGCTTCAGCTTCTTCAGGACTTACATCATTTACTTTAGATGGTGATAGTGGTCCTCAACAGACAGTAGATAACACTAACCCAGACATGAATATTTTGGGAGGTTTGGTTATTTCTTCTGTAGCGTCAGCTACGAATACCGTTACTTTAAATCATAATGCTGTTAACAGAAATGATTCATTTTCAAGTTCTGTACCAAGTGCAGGTAGTGTAATAAATATAGTAACTGGTCTTACTTCCACTAATGAAGGACATATAACGGCCGCAACTATACATACTATTACATGGCCTTCATTTGTTTCATCGGTAGGATTACAATATCTAACTACAGGAGGGTCGGCTGTAGCAGGAGACCCAGCATTTACTGTAGCAAGTAGTCCTATTGGAGGGTCAGGAAATTTACAATTAATAGGAGATGGAACTTCTTTACAATATGTTACTGGTGAAGGTAAATTAGCTACATTCCCAAATATACCAGCTGCTCCAGTATATACTTTAGATACAACACAAAATGGTCCGGCACGGGTAGATATAGATTTAGATTTAAATGGGGTTTCTGCTTCTCAAATAAGTTTAGTGGGAGGGACAGGTATTACTTCTATAACCGATGCTGCGGGAGTGATAACAATAGTAGCGTCCGGAACCGGAACAGTAACAAATTTTACAGCAAGTGTTGGTGGTAATGCACTTACGGAAACAGTAACTACCTCTACTACCACTCCAGATCTTGCTCTAACATGGCAAGGCCTTTCTAATCAATATGTAAATGGCCAAGGATTTTTAGTGACTTTCCCTGCTATACCTGATGCAAATGAATATACTATTAGTACAGCTGCTTCAGGGGTAACTGATATTGCAGATATTGATTTAACACATTCAGGGCCAGGATCAGGAGTAAGCTCTCAATTTGAATTAGAAGCTGGAGCTAACATGAGTTTAAGTGTAGCAGGAAATAAAATTACGCTTGCTGCTAACGCGACAACAGGATTAAGTTCATTCACCTTAGATGGTGATAGCGGCCCTCAACAAACCGTAGACACTACTAATCCTGATATGAATATACTGGGAGGAACTCTTATAAGTTCAGTAGCTTCGGGCACAAACAATATTACATTAAATCATAATACTGTTACGAGAACCAATACTACAAGTTTTTCTACTCCTGCTTTTGGAACGGGGATTGAGTATGTAGATGAAATTCTTACAAATAATACGGGTCATGTTACAGATGTTAATACACATCAGATTACTCTACCTTCTATAAACATTGGCTTATCGGCACCATCTGCATTTACCGTGACTGGTTCTCCTATTGGTAATACTGGAAGTGGAACCTTAGGGTTTACAGGCGCAGGAACAGTAGCGCAATATATTGACGGAACAGGTTCTTTACAAACTTTCCCTACAATTGATAATACTACATATACATATACTGCGGCACAAAATGGAGCGAATGTAGATTTAGACCTAACAAGTGTTCCGGGTGGGGTTGTGCAAGAAATTAAATTATTAGCTGGATTAGGTATAACATTGGCTACAGGAGGAACAACAGATCAGGTTACCATTTCGTCTATCAATACCGGAACCTTAACTAATTTCAATATGACTTACTCTGATGCGGGTGGAAATGCTTCTCCTGGAGACCCAGCATTTGTGATTGGAATTACTAATCCAACTACAACTCCAGTAGTGACATTTACGGGAGACGGAAAAACAGGTCAATATATAGATGGAACGGGATCTTTACAAGCTTTCCCTACTATTGATAATACAACTTATGACCTTACTACTACCGCAGGGGCCACGAATTTTGCTAATATAAATTTAGTACCAAATTCCGGATCTACTGATGTAGTTCAATTAGAGGCAGGAAGTAATATGACTCTAAGTGTAAACTCGGGTACAGGAGTAATTACTTTAAATGCCGCGGCATCTTCAGGTATTACATCATTCACTATAGATGGTACAGGTGCGGGTAGTGTAGTACAAACCGTAGATAATACTAATGCTTTTATAACTTATAATGGTAATGGAAATCTTATAACTTGTACCACTAAAAGTCCTAATCAAGTTAATGTTTCTCATAACGCTGTTACTACAGCTACATCTTCAGTATCATCATCTCCAGGGCATGGAGGTCAAGTAGACTTAGTGTCTGCTCTTACAATGGACGGGTATGGTCACGTAGTAGATATTGAAACTGATACCGTAATCTGGCCATCAGCTGGAGGTCAAGTGGATTCAGTAGGATATACTTATACTACCCCAGGTCCGCTAACAGCAGTTGCTGGAGCTCCTGCATTTGTAGCTTCAGTAGGAGGAACAGCTATAAATCCAGTTTTAGATCTTGAAGCGCAAGGTAAAGGTTCGTCACAGTTTATAGATGGTACTGGGATATTACGGGACATGCCAAGTATACCAACGCAATGGTCAGGCTGGATTGCTGATGCAGACGTAAACACGTCTCCTGCTTGGACTATTAATGCTGCGGATACTCTTAAATTTGTAGGATTGGTTACTTCAGGAGGTGCAGGAATAGAGACTTCTACAATTCCAAGTACGGAATTACAAATTGCATTAATAAATAATGGAGGAACACCAAGTTCCACTACATTCTATAATGGAGCTGGAAAGTGGGCTACACCAACGGGTAATATTTATACTCTAACTGGTGGTTCTTCTGCTACTGGTAACAGTAATACCGTTCTGGAATTAGAGGAAAATGGAACTACGACCAGTTCTTTAAAAATAAAAGGGACAGGGGGAACTACGATAAGTTATGATGGAGCTGGTGAGTATACTATTGATAGTGCTACCGGATCAGCTACTAACTTTGATGTACAAGGTAGTACAGGATCAACCGTTAACATAACACAGAACGACACCTTATCACTTTTAGCTGGAACCGGAATATCTACAGTGTCCAATTCAGCAGGAGACTCAGTAACAATATCTAATACAGGGGTAACCTCAATTATAGCGGGTAATGGAATTACTATTAATCCTACTTCAGGTATAGGAGATGTAACCATTGAGGCAACAGGAGGAGGTAAGGGTGCTGCTGTTCATACTAACCGTAATTTTACATGGGCTTCGTGGATGCTACAAAACAGGTTTGGAACAGGTGGAGGGATAATGACTAACCCAGTATTTACATATGCCCCACGAATTTGGGCAAACGGGAATCCGTCTACTATGATACCAGATAGTACTCCTGGCGCTGGTTCAGCTTCTTTTGCTAATTATAGTGCTCAGGTAGATGATCTTACTTTCCCATACTATATCGTTAATGTGTCAGGAACACAGTCAACCGGTTCGCTGAAAGGCTTAGAGGGAGCTTCAAATTCCCATCTATTTAAAGCGCCTTTGAAGTCTGGGGGCTTGAACTGGTCAGGTTATCTTGACCAATGTGATATATCCATATCTGGAACTCCGGGACTGTTTGGGGCGGCTAAAATAAGTGATATCAAAATCCAACTAATTAAAGCAGACTCTTGTGGCGCGACTTTTAGTAACGCAATAATAATAGCAGAACAGAAAATTACTTCCTTTTCAAGTACCAGAACTCAAGATTGTTATGTTATGGATTTAGCAGGTGCCACTGTTGGAGAAAGAACTATTGCGGCAGATTCCAATTTCTATTTCCAAATCGCCTTTAACGGAAACATTGATCTTGCTACTTTTAATGAGGCTGCTTTTGTGGGAGATATAAATCTGTATATAACATAATAAAAAATTAAATAAAAATAAAATGAAATGGACATTAGAAAAATATCAATCGGCGCTGACTATAAGTCAGGAGCTATGCATTACATAGTAGGTCAGCCAGTTTTAGGAGGATCTCACACTATTCATCTTATTCAACAAGCAAAAAATTCATATAAAATATGGATTGAAAAAGAGGAAAAGGTATATATGTGGAAAGAGTTTATTGACACATTACCTATATCTTTAGAATATAATATAAACTTTTAATGAGATCGCCATATTGCTTTATTGTAACTCCAGTAGACAACAGGAGATATGATAATTTAAAACAAATAGGTGATGTTAAATTTATTACCAGTGTATCTGAAGAAGATCACACTTCTTCTAATAGATTTGCTACAGTTATAGAAACTCCTATTAATTATAAAGGGCCTATCGTAAAGGGAGATGTTTTATTGGTTCATCATAATGTATTTAAATTTTATAATGACATGAAGGGCAGAAGAAAAAGCGGGAGGAGTTATTTAAAAGAAAATTTATTTTTAGTAGATAATGATCAGTTTTTTATGTATAAACATAAAGAACAATGGAGGGCTTGGGGAAAATATTGTTTTATAAAACCTGTAGATGTAAAAGATTCTTATATCTTTAAGCCTGGTGGAGAGGAACCACTTTTTGGGGTAGTAAAATATATTAATCAGGAATTATTAGATTTAGGAGTAAAAGAGGGGGATGAAGTGTCTTTTATTCCTGGAAGTGAATATCCTTTTATTATAGAGGAAGAAAAATTATACCGTATGTTTACCGATAATATAACTATGATCGTATGATCCATATAATAGATGATTTTATAGATAAAGATTTATTTAAGATAGCCTCTAACTATTTAAAAAAAGGAGAGTTTATAAAACATACCGTAGGGGAAAAAAACTTTTATGTGCAAGAATCTCCTACTTCCTTTGATGATTATGTATTAAGAAAATTAGGAATGATAGAGGGAAGGCCTTTAGAAACTATACTAAGTTTCTTTAGAGTATCTACAGACTCTTTAGATTCTAATTGGCGTATACATTCCGATTTAAATATAGATGGTCAAAAACCGGATAGAGCCGCAGTATTATATATGTCCCCACGAGAAAGAGAAGAGCTTCATGGAACAGCCTTTTGGGAACACGAAGTATATGGTAAAAATTTACCACCTCATATAACTAATGAAGAATATGATCGTATGATAAGGGTTGATTCTGAAGATTTAGATATGTGGAGATTAGTATCTGTTGCTGGTTATGAACAAAATAGATTAGTATCTTATCCAGCTAATTATTTTCATAGCAAATATCCTAATAAATCGTGGAAGGAAGGAAGAGAAGTGTATGTAATATTTTATAAAATTAAAAAAAATTAAATGGATATAAGAGGTCTTAAGGAAAATATAATACTGGCAGCTGAGAAGGCTGTAAAGCAATTAGTAAAAGTAGCTAAAGAAGATATTATTAAGTTTGATAGCGAAGATGAATTAGCGGCCGATAGATTAAAAAATGCAGCTGCTACTAAAAAATTAGCAATTTTTGATGCCTTTGAAATACTAAAACGAATAGAAGAAGAAAGAGCTATGCTCGACGGTAAAGTAGCTGAAAATAAAAACAACACACCTAAAGGTTTTGCAGAGTCACGATCAAAATAGTATATATAAAGTTATGCGCAATATTGTGCCTAAGTCAGTTATCACTAATAAAAATAGAGGTAGGACTTGGTTGTATGGTTATAACGAAAAGTATGATATAGTTATTATATCTCAAGACGGTACATTAGGAGAAATATATAATATAAATGGATTAAATGTTGGATTACCTAAAGCCCCTTCTTCAGTTTTTAAAAGATCTAATAAAAAAGAAGAGCAATATTGGCAGCCTTCCGCTCTACCAAAAATATTAAGTCGTATTAAATCTATCTTTCAATGGCATGAAACTTCAGATGTATTTAAGTCTCAATGGGTTGAGTATATTGAAACAGAGTTTGACAGGAGAGAACAAGGTCATTGGTTTATGAATAATGGTACTCCTACATATATTACAGGGACTCATTATATGTACTTACAATGGACTAAAATTGATGTAGGAAATCCTGATTTTAGAGAGGCTAATAGAATCTTTTATATTTTTTGGGAAGCCTGTAAGGCTGATAAAAGAAGTTTTGGAATGTGTTATCTAAAAATAAGACGTTCAGGATTTTCATTTATGAGTTCATGTGAAGGAGTAAATAAAGCCACTATAACTAAGGATGCTCGTATAGGTATTCTTTCTAAAACAGGATCGGATGCTAAGAAAATGTTTACAGATAAAGTAGTTCCTATATCTAATAATTATCCTTTCTTTTTTAAACCTATCCAAGATGGTATGGATAAACCTAAAACAGAATTAGCCTATAGAGTGCCGGCATCTAAGATTACAAAAAAGAATATGCATACCTTGGCAGACGAAGAGTTGGAAGGGTTAGATACTACTATTGATTGGAAAAACACAGGAGATAATAGTTATGACGGGGAAAAATTACAATTACTACTCCATGATGAAAGTGGAAAATGGGAAAGGCCAGATAATATATTGAACAATTGGAGGGTAACTAAAACGTGTCTGCGGTTAGGAAGTAAAATTATAGGGAAATGTATGATGGGTTCTACCTCTAACGCTTTAGATAAAGGGGGTAATAATTTTAAATCTTTATATGAAGACTCTATACCCACTAAGAGAAATGCTAATGGTCAGACTAAGAGTGGGTTATATTGTTTATTTGTTCCAATGGAGTGGAATTTTGAAGGGTATATAGATAGATATGGAATGCCGGTTTTGTATACTCCCACTAAAACTGTAATAGGAATTGATGGTGAGGATATTAAAGTAGGAGCAATTGATTATTGGACTAATGAAGTAGAGTCTTTATCTCAAGATGCCGATGCTTTAAATGAATTTTACAGACAGTTTCCCAGAACAGAGTCTCATGCTTTTAGAGACGAAAGCAAACAATCTTTATTTAACCTTACTAAAATATACCAGCAAGTAGATTATAATGATTCATTAATCATGGATCACCATACTACTCGAGGTTCTTTTCATTGGAGGGATGGTGTAAAGGATAGTGAGGTTATTTGGTCGCCTAATAAAAGTGGGAGGTTTTTAGTAACATGGACTCCAAGACCTGGATTACAAAATAGAATGCTTACAGAGAGGGGAGGCAAAAAACCGGGTAATGAGCACTTGGGATCTTTTGGTTGTGACTCTTATGATATTTCTGGAGTAGTAGTAGGTAAGGGTTCTAATGGCGCTTTACATGGGTTAACTAAGTTTAATATGGACGACGCTCCAAGTAATGAATTTTTTTTAGAATATATTGCCCGACCTCAAACCGCTGAAATATTTTTTGAAGAAGTGTTAATGGCTTGTATTTTTTATGGAATGCCAATATTATGTGAGAATAATAAACCGAGATTACTTTATCATTTTAAAAATAGAGGTTATAGGGGGTATTGTTTAAATAGACCAGATAAAACTTACAATAAACTTTCTAAAACAGAAAAAGAATTAGGAGGTATTCCTAACACTTCTGAAGATGTAAAACAATCTCACGCTTCAGCTATAGAGTCATATATTGAGAAGCATGTGGGGATAGATATTGAAGGACAATATAGGGAGGCAGATGACATGGGGAGAATGTATTTTCAACGAACATTAGAGGATTGGGCAAAGTTTGATATAAGCAATAGAACTAAGTTTGATGCTGCTATTAGCTCGGGTTTAGCTATTATGGCTAACCAAAAGCACTTATACACGCCATCTAAACAGAAATCAAAAATAAGTATTAACTTTGCAAGATATAATAATAAGAGTAAACTTAGTAAAATAATTACATGAAAGCAGTAAAAATAGACATACAATCTGCTGTCTTTCCAGATCAATTTGTATCCGACAGTAAGAAGGCAACTGAAGAATTTGGATTACAAGTAGGTCAAGCTATACAATACGAGTGGTTTAGGAAAGATGGTATGAATTGTAGATTCTACAATCAATGGGCTGACTTTAATAGATTACGGTTATATGCGCGGGGAGAACAGTCAATAGCAAAATACAAAAACGAATTAGCGGTAGACGGAGACTTATCTTATTTAAATTTAGATTGGACTCCAATTCCTGTTATCCCTAAATTTGTGGATATAGTGGTTAACGGAATGTCGGATAGATTGTTTAAAGTTAATTGTGTTGCCTCTGATGCTATGTCAGCAGAAAAAAGAAATCAATTCCAAAGAATGGTTGAGGTTAATGTTGCGGCACAAGATCTATTCCATCAAGTAGAACGAGATTTTAAAATGGAAGTATTTCAGGTAGATCCAAAAACTTTACCTCAAAGTGATACTGAAATGGAATTATACATGCAGCTCAATTATAAGCCTGCTATAGAAATAGCAAATGAAATAGCTATTAATACAATGCTTGAAGAAAACCATTATCAAGACGTAAGAAAGCGAGTTGATATGGACTTAACAACTTTAGGGGTAGGGATGAGCAAACACATGTTTCAGCAGGGTGACGGTATTCGGGTAGAATATGTAGACCCAGCAAACGTGGTATATAGCTATACCGAAGACCCTTACTTTAAAGATGTTTTTTATTGGGGGGAAATTAAAACCGTACCTATTACTGAAGTTTTAAAAATAAACCCAGACCTCACGACTAAAGATTTAGAAGAGATATCAGAATATAGTCAGGCTTGGTATGATTATTATAATACAGCTCAAATGTATGAGAATAGTATGTTTGCTCGGGACTCCTGTACTTTACTTTTCTTTAATTATAAAACTACAAATAGTTTTGTTTATAAAAAGAAACAAACAGGACAAGGAACATTTAAAACTGTAGAGAAAGATGATCAGTTTAATCCTCCTGAAGAAATGATGGAAGAAGGTAACTTTGAGAGAGTAGAAAAGAGAATTGATGTTTGGTATGACGGTGTAATGGTAATGGGAAGTAATATGTTATTGAAGTGGGAAATGATGGAAAACATGGTAAGACCTAATTCTGCTAATCAATATGCGATGTCTAACTATGTTGCATGCGCACCAAGGATGTATAAAGGAGCCTTAGACTCGTTAGTGAGAAGAATGATTCCTTTTGCTGATTTAATTCAGGTTACTCATTTAAAAATCCAACAGGTAGTTTCAAAAGTAGTTCCAGACGGAGTATTTATAGATGCTGATGGATTAAGTGAGGTGGATTTAGGAACGGGGAATGCTTATGATCCTTCGGATGCTTTAAGACTTTATTTCCAAACAGGTAGTGTAGTAGGAAGAAGTTATACTCAAGATGGAGAGTATAATAATGCAAAAGTTCCTATTACTCAATTAACGTCTAATAGTGGAGCAAGTAAAATGCAAATGCTTATCGGTAACTATAATCATTATTTAGGAATGATTAGACAGGTTACAGGACTTAATGAAGCTCGAGACGCTTCTACTCCAGATCCAAATTCATTAGTAGGTGTTCAAAAATTAGCAGCATTAAATTCTAATGTAGCTACCAGACACATTCTTAATTCCAGTCTTTTTATAACCAGAACTTTAGCCGAGGCTTTATCTATTAGAACTGCGGACATATTAGAATATGCAGACTTTAAAGATGAGTTTGCTATGCAGATTGGTAAATATAATTTAGGTATAATAGAAGAAATTAAAAATCTTTATTTATATGATTTCGGAATATTTATAGAAATGTCTCCAGACGAAGAAGAAAAGGCTCAATTAGAAGCTAATATTCAAATGGCTTTACAAAAAGGAGGAATTGATTTAGAAGACGCTATTGATATTAGAACAATTAATAATTTAAAAATGGCTAATCAACTGTTGAAGGTAAAAAGAAAACAAAACCAAAAAGAGAAACAACAGCAAGAGATGGAGAAGCAAGCTATGCAAGGTCAGCAGCAACAAGCTTTACAGCAGCAAGCGGCTCAATCTAAGATGCAACAAACTCAGGCGGAGATACAAGCTAAGATCCAAATCAAACAAGCTGAGATTGCTTTTGAAATTGAAAAACAAACTAATGAAGCTGACTTAAAACGTAGGTTAATGGATGTTGAGTTTAGATATAATATGCAACTAAGAGGTATGGAGCAGCAGCAAATAGACATGAGGGAACAGAAAAAAGAAGAAGGTAAATCTCAAAGAATTGCAGAAGGTAACACTCAGCAATCTAAAATGATTACACAAAGAAAAACAGGAGGACCTCCTATAAACTTTGAATCCAATGAAGATAGTTTAGATGGTTTTGATTTATCAGAATTTGATCCAAGGTAATAGCTTAAAAAATTAAATAAAATAAAACTAACTTTGTAAAACTTAAATTAAATTAAAATGGACGAAAATCAAACACCTAAAATAACGGTAAGAGAAGTTACCGGAGAAGAAAAATCTCGAGCAGAAGTAGAGGAAGTATTACTAAAAAAACATGAAGAAAAACATAATGTTAAAGAAAGTAACACTGACGTGGAGCGAGTGGATACAAGCACTGAGAGTTCCACCCCCGAGAATAAACAAGAAGAAGTACAACAGAAAGATGAAACACAAGAAGCCTCATCAAGCTTAACTGATGAAAACGTTCTTTCATATATTAAAGAAAGGTATGATAAAGACATATCTTCTGTGGATGATTTGTTTGCTCAAAGAGAGTTAAATGAAGATTTACCTGAAGATGTAGCTGCATACTTTCAATACAAAAAAGAAACGGGTCGTGGAATTGGTGATTTTGTAAAGTTACAACAAGATTACGATTCTATGGACCAGGATAGATTGTTGTCTCAATATTACTCTCAAACCGAAGAAGGGTTAGATAGTGATGATATTAAGGATTTGATGGATGAAAAATTTGGTTATGATGAAGATTTAGATGAGCCAAAAGAAATTAAAAAAATTGAGAGAGCAAAAAAAAGAGAACTTGTAAAAGCTAAAAAGTTTTTCAATGAACAAAAAGATAAATATAACACTCCTCTTGAGTCAAGTGGAAGTGGGTTATCTGACGAGGACAAAGAAAAATTTCAAAGCTATAAAAGTTATATAGAGGAGTCTACCAGCGCTCAAGAAGCACAGAAAAGAAGGTATGATTATTTTTTAAATAAGACCGACGAGGTCTTTAACGATGAGTTCAAAGGTTTTGAGTTCAATGTCGGAGAAAAAGAATTTACATTCCAACCTGGTGATGGTAAAGAGTTAAAGAGTAAACAATCAGATGTTAACAATTTCGTAGGTAAATATATGGATAAGGAAACAGGAATGATTAGTGACGCTAAAGGGTACCATCGCGCAATGGCTGTAGCAATGAATGTGGATAAGTTTGCGGAATTTTTCTATAACCAAGGAGTAACTGAGGCTGTAGATAATGTAAGTAAAAAATCCAAAAACATAAACATGGATATGCGAAAAGCCCCAGGGTCACCGCGTAAAGATGGACTGCAAATTAAAGCTGTTGGCGACACAAGTAGTGGTAGAGGACTTAAAATTAGAAGTATTAAAAAAAGTTAAAAATTAAAAAAATTTAGAAATTATGGCAGTAAATGCAACACCAGGGTTTGACCTTCAGCCAAGTGCGGAAAGGGTAGCCCTACCAACAAACTATATTACTAATTTTGATTTTCTTAATCAGTATCTTCCTGATACATATGAGAAAGAATTT